ACATCATCATCAGCAACTAAACCTTCGATCAGTTCATTTGCTTCTGTAAGTGAGATGTAACTATTTGCGTTAGCTGCTCCTGCTGTCGCTACTATCGTTATTGCCATTAGAAGAAACTTTGGGTTTGCGCTTGCGTTTTTGTTTTGGCTTGACAGGAGTAGAGGCCACCTGTGCGGCAGCCTCCCTTTCCTTTGCTCGCCTAAATGCGAACATTCCCATTAGCTAGATGCACCCTTTAAGAGTACAAAGTTAAGGACAATTGCTTGGCTTAAAGAACCGCCAGAAAGATTTCCAACAGTAACTTTAAAAGAACCAGCAGCAATAGCCGAAACGACTAACCAATAAGCACCAGCAGTTCCAGCAGAACCATGATTGACAACTACAACATCAGTTGCAGCAACACGATCATTGTTAACTTGGAATGTAACTTCTGCTGCATCAGCTAGAGCAGCATTGTTCATGGTGATCTGTCCTGACTCTGTATTTAGAGTGACAGCAGTTGACTTGTTAGTTGCCTGAGTAACAGTTCCACCAGTTGTAGGACCAGCAGCCTTACCAGCAGTTACTTCAAATTTAGATGGCATTAGTTTTTACCTCTAATCTTGAGCAGAAACATTGGTCGCTCTCACGATTCCAATATTCTTTGTTTCGTAAACCTTCGACCAGTTGGCTACGGTTTCAAGTTGAGCACGAGTTGGGTTTGTTGTTGTAACAGCCCACTTAGTACCAACAGGATGATATGTGTAATGGAGATCAACAGCCATTGCATCAGATTTTGCAAGGATGTCTCTGTCTGTCTCAGTACTCAAACCTGCTTGCTCTCCAGAAGCAATTGCTCCAGCAGTAAAGAAGTAAGTTGAATACTCAGTAGAAGCACCTGAACCAGTTGTCGCTACATCATCAGAAACGATAACTCTTAAACCGCAATAGGTAGGAACAGAACCATTACTGCCATAAGCAGCAACAATTGAACCACCAGATGCAGTTGCACCAGCACCAGTATCACCAGCTACAACATAGTCCACAAGCTTACGCTCAACTAAGTCGTAGTAAACCTTTGAGTGCATAGCAACAGCAGTTAACTGATCGCCAGCATCACCAAGGATTGATTTAGCTTTTGCTACATGCTTTGGGCTTAATCCTGTAGGAGTATCGCCACTTTCTGAGTCAATGCAGTTAGCAAATAAAGCAGAGTTACTGTCATTTGCATTGATTGAACCAAATACACCAGACAATGCTGAAAGCAAGTCTTTTTGTCTTTGGTTGGCAATGTAAGCACCAACTTTTGCACCAATAGCAGCCATTGGATCAGAGCCAGCAGCTAAAGCAGCTAAGTCTCTTGCTTCCCAAGCACGACCTCTGTGAAGAATTACAGAAATCTGCTTGTCAGCTTGAATCTTGCCAGGTGTTAAAGAAGTGCTATCACTTAATACTTCAAAATCTCCTGAGAGATTTGCTTTCCAAAATGGAACATTGACGAAATCACCACCTTCAGTCGCATTAAGCTCAGCCATTGGTTGAACCACACCGCTAGCCAAAAAGGCATCACGCTGAGTTGTCTGCTCAATCAAGTACGGCGTAAAGACCTCAGGAATGATTACGTCCGACCTTACGGTGGCCATAAAAATTACCAGAAATTAGTTTTACGATGTGGGTCACAAACCCTTACGGCTCAGCACAGCCTTGCCTTATGACAATATATTAGCGTGCAACTGAATTTTTCAAGCGATCATATAAATCTTTGTCAGTTCTATATAGCCTCATCTGTTCTGTAATATTGAAACTTTCAGCAGCAAATGGGTTTTTAGTTCCAGCAGGAATATCCCCTCCACTTGATCTACTTGCAGAAGCACCACCGCCTTTAGGCTTTGGTTGTTTCAAAATATAATCAGGAAGTTTGCCTTTAGCCAATCAGACACAGGTGTTCTTTCATATCCATCAACAACGACAGGAACACCGTTGTCAACTTCTATTTTGTCTTTTGGTAAAAAGTTATTTAAGACAAGATTAGGATCATGGACAATTTCAGCTAAAGCTTGAACAGCAGGTGAAACTAATTCCAATTCACGAACTTTAGCTTCAAGTTCTGCAATCTTCTTTTCTTTTTCAGAAGACCTTTCTCGATATTGTTCTTCTAGTTTTGTTCGAGCTTCTGTGTACTTACCTTGTTTTTCAAGTTCAGCTTGCTCAGCATTGTTCTTGAAATCAATCAAAGATTGAACATCAACATCAGCAGGAACAGCCTTAGACTTTTCCTTTGCTTTCTTGTATTCGTCTAATAGCTCTGCGTTTTTTTTACGCATTGCATCTAGTTCGGCTTTTAGATTCTCTTTTTCGGAATCAACAGCTTGCTCCACAGGAGCAGTTGTTTCGTCAGGCATAAAAACCCACAGGGTTATTTAGGTGATCTAACAATAACAACTTTTTGGCATAATTACCATTTAACTTTGTCAGCCCAATAAGCAGCACTTGTTTTACCTTTTGCAATGTTCTTTGCATGTCTCGCTTTAAAACTTTTTCTTTTTGCTTTGTCTGCTTCTGATTCGTTTTTTCTAGGTGGTTTTGTTTTTGCTCCTTGCATACCAAATCGTATTAATTTATATCCTTCACCTTTTTTAATTACAACTGCATGAGATTTACCACTTTTATGGCTTGGTGTTCTGATGGGCTTGTCAACACGTTCAAACGTATGACCACCTTTTTTTATACTCATTTCTTTTTACCTCCTTTTTTTTTCTTTTTTTTATAAATAGATGCTGGCATACAAAAAAAGCAACTAAACTCTACCGTAGCGTCTTTGCAATTGACTTAGTGTAAGTTCACTTCCATCATCTCTAATCATTTTTTGTAACGCTGATTGAGGACCACCATTCTTAGATATTTTATTAAAATATTTAACACGGCTAGGGCTACCAAAAACATCTAATTGAGCAGCTTTACCAGCAGGTGTATCTTTCAACCATTGTCCATAAGTCATATTTGAAGGAACCATCCCGCCTGATGCTGACCTTCTTCCTACTCTTGGTGGTTCAAAATCATAGCCTTGTTTTTTTAATCCTTCATAATCAACAACAGCAACAGTAGTAGAGCGACAATTAAAATGTTGAGGAGGTAAGGGGCCATCACCATATTCAAAAACTTGACCGTCTAAAGAAGCACAAATAGATGAAGTTCTACTATCAAGCGTTGCCACATATCTGTATTTCTGAGTTATATCACTATTTGATTTATAAACATTTTGACTAGCAGCATTTGAGACTTGATTAACACTTGTTCTAACAATTGCCGTAACTTGTCTGTTTGTTGCAGCCGTTAAACTTCCACCTGCTTTTGCAATTTGTTTGACACTTCCCTTTTGATTAAACAATAAGCGACCTTTTAACTTTCTTACTATTTCGTCTGTTGTTTGCCCTTGTAATAATCCAGTTCTTACTTCTTTTGCTAATAAATCTGCTGACGCTGTAGTTATTCCTTGAAAAGCTTTTGCAACAGTTCTTCCATCAGGCAGCGTAATAATTGCACCTTGACCAGCAGTCAAACTGTAAGTTTCTGGAGCACCTGTAACTGACTTGAAAAGATCTTGCTGAAGCGTTATTAAATTTAATTGAGTTGGATCAGTCGTTACAACAGATTTTGCAAACTGTGGACTTACTTCAACTGTTCTGACAATACTTCTAGCTGCTTTTGGTAAAGACTTTTTTAATTGTTCTTCTATAAATTCTGTTTGTAATATTGCTAAACCTTGTAAATTACTTGCAGTTATTTCTGTTGCATCTCCAGCCCATGTTGCCAAGCTTTCTTTCACCTGAGCAATAATTGTTCTAAGTCTCTGAGCTTTATAACTATCAGATCCTTCTAATATTTTTAATTGATTGGCAGCTTCAACAATAATGTTGTTGTATTCATTAATTATTCGCCTAGAAACACTATTGCTATATCTATTTAGATCAATAGCATTTCTAAATAAAACGGCTGGAGTGCCTTCATCCGTTATTTGTGGAACAGAAAGTGTTGGCATTTATTAAGCAGCTTCATCTTCTGGCTCTGCTGATTCTGTAGGAATCTCTTCTTGTACTTCCTGCTGTGGTTGCTGCATATCAATTAAACCACCCATTTCAGTAGCTTCTAATTCTTCTTCAACGTCAAACTCATCTCCCAATACTTCACCCTCAGTTAATTGATCTAATAAAGTTTTTTGTGTAATAGTTCCAGCAGTGTAAAGAGAAAGCAAACTTTGAATCTCTTGAGGCTCAAGTCTTGATGCTAAGAAATCTCTATTAACAAAACTACTACCAGCTTCATTACTTCCTAAATATTGAGCATGATAAGCAAGTGAGTTATCAATCATGTCTTGTACCTGCTGTGCTACCACTTTCATTGTTGAATCTCCTTGTGATCGGTCTATCTTTTTTGCTTCTGCTGTTTCTGCGGATAGCTTTTGCCCTAGAACTGCTGCCAATCCGAGTTCATTTATTTGACCAGACAATTGCTCTAATCTTTGAAATTGTGCGTTATAACTTGTGCCTTTACTCTCAATATATTCTGCCCGACCTTCAGCAGGAAAGGCAATTGCTTCTCCTGGTCCAGCACTAACTTCTTCAGATGATTGAGGGAAACCATAAAAAGCCAACATTGGAACGGCTGATATATGAAGTTGATTATCCAAATCAGATTGGACTTGATACGCCTTTAAATTTAATTCTGCTATATCCTCCATTGGTGGACGTGATTCCATCAAATTAATTCGATTGGAATAAGCAACAGAAAAAGGAATCTCAGGCAAACTCATTACACCTTCATCAAATAATTTATAGTCACCAGTTTCAGAATCTTTCCTATGAATTTCAAATTTGCCAGGAGTTAAAACACGAACTTGCTCTACTTCTTTTTCACCATATAAACCATCAGGCTCAAATACATGCTCAAGCAATCTAAGTTGACTAAATTTTTGCTGACCATCATCTAGCTCTGTTCTCCATCCTAAAATTTCCCTCGGCGAATAAGTCACCCAGTATGGTCTTCCATTTTGTCCAGCAGCAGGAGCATCAACTAAAACACCACAATGTCCATATCTAATTACTTTTCTGGCTGTCTCATAAGTCCATACATTGAGATCATTTCCCTGTAAGTCAACATCAAATAATTGCTCTCGAATGACATCAGCAACATCAGTTAAACGAACAGGCTTTCTTGTCAACATTCCAGCCAACATTCTTTCAAGACGTTGATAAAAAGGAGGACAAACAGAACGAGCTAATCTGTTGTCATAGCTTTTATCTAATTCTCTAGGCTCTTGCGGCAAATATCTTCTATGTTTTTTACGCATCTCATAAGAGCCACCCATTAAATCTTCAATAAGAATCCAATGAGGCTCTTGTATTTGCCAAGCCGCATTAGGATCATTTACAAAAGTTTCTGTACCAGCTTTATCACGACTGTAGTAGTTGTAACCGCTATACACGATGGAACCTCAACGCTATGTGAACAGTTTAGTCTTAATACAGCCTAATACCTGTTCCTCTTCCTGCTCTTGCATATAAAGGATTAAATTCACGCCAAACCAAATAACCTAAGGCATCATTAGCGTGATCATATCCTGCTTCTTTATCAGGATCACCTTTTTCTGTATAACTCTGTAATTCAATACACTCAATTAAGCGTCTGCAACAGGAAGCAATCTCCAATCGTATTTGTCCTTGTCCGTTCTCCAAAAGAGCTTGGACAGCCGAGACTCGATCTCGAACTGGCGGGTTCGCTTTTGGGCTTTGGTTTGTGAATCCATAACTTTCAAGTATGGATATATCTGTTTGTGCTGCATTGGTTGAACGATTCCCCCCTGAAGAATCTGGATAAACAAATATTCGTCGATTTGGGTATCTACGAATAATTTCTTTAGCAAGAGCATCAGTGTCATGTGCTCCTGTAATTTCATCAATTATGACTAGCTTTTCACCAGTACGCACCCCTATAACCGCAGACATGTTGGAAATATTAAAGTCAATTCCAATACGTAATGGCTCTTCATCAAAATCAAATCTCCTATCAGTTACGTGTAGTTTTCTATTAAATCGATCATAAACTTGCCCTGTTGTTAGGTTACAAAACTCACCGTTTAAATATGCCTGTAGAAGACTCGGATCATAGTTGGCCTCTAACCGTTCAATGAAGTCTTGAGGTAAATGTGGGTTATCCGTTGTCTTCATTTTTATTAACTTACGATCTTGACGTTTCTTTGCTTCGTCAGAGCCAAATGTTTGCCACATCCACCGAAATCCTTCAGGTGTTGAAGCTGCTGCAAATTGCCGAACATTCCCAGAACGTAAACGACCAAGAATTTTTGGAAAAGCTCTTGAAGCAATAGTTGGTGTAACTGTGTCAATTTCATCAGTTAATACGAAAGCCAAGTTCAAACCAATAATTCTTGACCAGTTTTCAAAAGATCGACATAGAATTTTTGTATCACCATTAGGTAAATGGAGAATATATTCAGGCAAAGGAGATGATCTAAATGTATAAGGGATCTCATAATCTTCTAAAAAATTATCAAAATCAGTCATCCAAATATCTCGAATTAATGGTCCTGTTGGTTCCATAACACAACCAATAAAACCTTGATTTGACATAGCTAAATGTACTGTCTTTGCACATAACGCTCTAGTTTTTCCT